CTCTGTTGTTTATAGCATAATTAATAAGCAAAGCAAGAATTGAAACAGTCTTTGAAGCTGATGTACCTCCTTTAACTATTCGTATCCTGCTTTGTAGCTGTTGTAGCTTTTTAAGTGCTATAGTTTTCTTAACCTGCATATAGGTTGAAGAGTTGGAGTTTGGTTAATCCAAGTCCTCAATAAACAACGGTAAGTCCTCGTTGATTGTAATATCTTTTGTTTCTCTTGGTTTACCAAGATAGTAGTTAAGATATAACTGAATCCATTTTAGTTCTCCTGATTCTACACCTTTCTTTAGGGCATCTAACGCAGCATCTTCTAAAGGGGATAATCTTTCTACTAATTTTATTTCTTCGCTTTTAGGTTTCCTTCCTGCGAATCCTTTTGTAGAATGACCACCGTTATTTTTTCTACCATCCATAATTAAAATAGATTAATTAATTAATTATACAATAAAACTTTTTATAAAGTGTTAATTGATAAAACCATATTTAGCATAAAACTTTTCTCTCTTGTGATGCTTTTGGTATAGTTCGTTATAATCTTTAGTTAGTTGTTGTATTGTTTCTCTTTGTTGTTTTACCTCATCTTTTAAAGCTGCGTATTGTAGTACGATACTTTCGTCTGTATGTAACATTTCTTCAGCATCTTGTTCTACTGCTTTTAGTTTGTTTTTAAGTGCGGTGTAATTATTTCTTACCATCTTATCTTTCTCAATCCAAGATTCAAGTTGTCTTATACCGTGTAGTACACTTGCGTAGTGTCTGTTTACTTCTTCACCTATAGAGGTTAAACTTAATCGTGTGCTGTCTCTTGTTAGTTTAAAATACATTGCACGTGCTTCTACGTATTCTCTTTTTCTTGTTGTAGCATCTATCTTTAGTTCAAAATAGTTTTCTACTAGTTTTTTAATCGTCTCTTTGTTCATTTTCTAATTTATTAATTATATCTTTTATTGTCATAAATCCTGATTCGTGTATTGCTTTTAGTATTCCTGCACACGCCTCATATTCTTCTGCTTCTTCATATAGGTTAATAGCTTCTTCAAGTTCTGCAATACTTCTGCCATTTGTTATATCTACTAAAGCAAGTAAGTAAAACTCTTCTATTATATCTTTATTCAAAATAAGCTTTGCTGTTTGCTTTGCAATATATTATAACTATTTTTATTTAGCAATATTTCATTTTCTCTTTTTGGGTTAAGCTTAATACATTCACCCCATTTTTGTTTCAAGTATTCTATAGTTTCCTGTTCTAATTTATTTGTTCTGTAACTTACTGCACCCCCTGAATTACTATAATGCCTAAAAGAATTTAAATACTTTTGGTACCTGATGCATCCATATTCTTTAATATGCTGCAAAGTGTAGTCATAATCTTCCTTCAGCCTTAAATTAACATCAAACCTTAAAGGGTTTGGTTTTATTAAAATAAAATCACCTACAATAAACTTATTATATTCAAACTCTTTTAATGCAAAGAATGGGTTATTAGTTGGAGGAAAGCCTGCAAACTTATATTCGCTATTGTTGAAGTGAGGCAGTACATAATTTAAAACAGTATTAATATCTACATACTGTTTCGTACGCTTACCTGTAAAATCATTTAGCATTATATTATCAAGGTCATCACTTAATTGTATGCTTATTTTGTTTCTTTGAAAACAGTATTCTAAACTTGCATTCCTGCTGTCCATTAGTGTACCGCTAATAACTACTTCCTTAGCACCATTATCAATGTAATTCTTTTTGTCTAATTCGTCTTTTACAAAAAAAACAATGTCATCAGTACCTATTGTATTATAAAAACTTTTTATATTTTCAGATCTGTTGTGGCTAATACAAGTTATTATATAATCCATTATATATCAAGTTTAGTTTGTGTAGAATATTTTGCAGCACAAAGCCTATCAGCTTTTCGTGTACTTAATAAAAAACCTATTTCTTGACCGCCTGTAGCTGATTTAAACCCTTTAATAGGTTGCAAATCATTTTCTTCATAATACGTTCTTAAATGCTTTGTAGCAATTATCCAAAAATTATCACTATCACCTATAATATAAAATAATTGAGTAGTTTCTGTATCCCTATATATTCCACTTGAGTATTCTTTTCCGCTGCCTGCATATACTCTTTTGACAGATATATATAAATTTCCTGTCTTTTTATATTTTTGGTCATTTTTAATTTCAAAGCCCTGCCTGTTTTCACCTCTTGTAAATTGACCTGTTTTGCTTACAAAATGGCTGAGCGGTATATTGTGTACATCATTAAAATAATCATATACTTTTTCTTCAAATTCATTAGCTTGTACTTGTTTCTTTATGTCCATTGTTGTTAATTTTTATAATGTTAAATATCCTGTTTTTTGTTGTTTAATTTCTTGTAGCTGTTCGGTGGGGCTTTTACATTGGTACATATATTCCCTATAGTATAACACAAAGCTAATCCGCAGCCAGTCATCCTCACAGTTTGTATATTCTGTGTTTCCGTGCCATTTGTGTACATCAACAAATAACAAGTCTGTATTTTGCATATCAATAGCAACTCCATACTCAGGCAGTACAAAATAACCGCCACCCCAGTTACCTTCTCTGTAAATAACTAAGTTACCAAACCCATCCCTAAAGTCGCCAGCATCTTGATGCACCGCAGTCCTAAAGTTTTTATTTACCGTAACTGTTGTAAAGCTAGTATCGTCTATTACATAGTTTTGATTCGTGCCTACTGCTATAGCTTTTTGTCTAGCGTAATGTTCAGGGCAAAGTTCCTCATACTTTTTGTCTATGTATTGTACAAAGGGTATACCTGCTTTAAACTCTTCAAAGTATTTTTTGGCAAATGCTGTTTTCCTGCAGTAATGCACCATCGCACTTTTATCCATATACCCTACACTACCTGACTCAACCTTATTACCTACAGTTATATTACTTACTGAACCATCTTTACGGATACGTTTATGGCTGCTCCCACTTGCTGCACCCCTGCTTTCTGTAATTTCTATACTGTTTTTAAATGCTTCGTAACCGCTTTTTAATAAGTCAAAAGGTATTGCGTTTTTACGATACCTAAACAATAACTCACCAGTATAATAATCGTATCCATCAGCATCACTTGTAATTAGTTTGTTATAATGCTTTTTGCTTAGGTACTTTGTTTTAAGCTTTGCAGCTTGCTTTTCGTCAAGTATCCTTTTTAACCTATACTGTTCCATATCGTTCATTTAATATTTTTAATAAAAAGTCACTAAGGTTTCCCTTTTGTTGGTACTCATCGTTAAACTCTATTTTTATACCAGTCTTGCAAAGCTTTTTAAATTGCCTTAGTTCTTGCTTACTAAAATATAAAATTGTAGTAGTTATTTCTGTTTCGTCTACAGGGCTATTGTCTACACCCCAGTTATCCTCAAATAGTTTCATAATATTCCTCGCATTACATATTGGTCTAAGTCGTTCTCTTGTTCAAAAAAGTATTTGTAATTATCTACAGCTTGCCTAAACTTTTGCTCACCACGCTTTAAAAAGTCATCGCTTACATCATAAATACCTATATCAGTACTGGCTTTGTCAACTATTAAAAATACAAATTTACTTTTATTAAATAGCTTTAGGTATAGCCACGCTTGTAAGTCATATCCATACTTGTCAGCACTATATTTAAAAGTGTTGAGGTCTGCTGTGGTTTTAAGGTCTATAATAGTATCATCCTGTATAATATCAGCCTTACCCCTAAATGGTAAATCATTTATCATTTCTATAGCAGGTACTTCAAACTCTGATTTGTTTAATAGCCTTATTGCTGCTTCATTCCTTAACACCGCATCAGCTAACCTTTCTGCTGCACTTCTTTCTTTTGTTAAAAACACCTCTCCATACTTTGATTTTGCATCTTTGTACTTGTTAGTGTTTTTTGTAGAAGCGTCAACAAAATGTAGCTTGTCAATTTTGTGTGGCTCAAGTACCATCCAATGTACTAACTTACCTGCTGCAAGTGCAGGGCTGTCAGTATCATTACCATACTTTAATATATTCCTATATGTTTTAGGGCTTTTTAAAATTGTTTTTAGGCTACTACTGCTTAAAGCGTATTTACCTAAATGCCCATAGTAAAACTCGTCATCGTACATTTGCGTTAGTATTTCTTCTTTTCCCCAGTGGTCGCCGTTTAATAGTGTTATCATAATTGTAAAAATTCAGTTTGTTCCTGTGTACGCCTATCAAGTTCCTGTTGGGCTCGTAGCTGTTCACTGCCTAACCTATTATCTTTTGTAATAGCTATAAGTTCTTGTTCTGTAAGTTCAGACCAATACCAGTTGTTATAATTAAAACTCATATTACCTTTTTGATAAAACAACACTAAGCACTTCTAAGGTTCTAATGTCGTATGAGTTTTGTTCTTCTTTACCTTCTATATGGTATTTTAAATCATATAGTTCGTTAGTTGGCCACTCGTTAAAAAGGTTTTCGTGTACTACTCTGTTATATTTGTTCATTGTTGTTTGTTTTACTTTGTAAATGTAATAAACATTTTTTTAACATACAACAATATTATTCTTTTTTTTCAAAAACTTTTTTTTCTAGCTGTTCTATTTTATGTAATGCAACTGCTAAAGCTTGTTGAGCAATCTTTAAATCGTATTGCATTTTTATTAAAACACTTTCTTTCATTTGTGTTGTTTTATTTTTTGTATGTATAAAGCAGCATCCATTAGTTCTTCCTGAAGATGATTTAAGAACTTATAGAATCCATCAGGAGAATCGTACAAAGTAGTACCATATTTATTTATTCCATCAGCACTACGCTCACGCATCTTACTAACTACCATTTCAACTATAGGGTCTTTAGGTTTGTGATTATAAGATGAGTCCATTGTCCATCTATCCTCTTGCATCTCTATCCACTTTCTTAAACTATCACTCATATTATTTTTTTTATAACATACTCTATAAAACGAAAAGTTAAATAACCTAATATTAAATCATCCATATAACGCTTTGTATTTATCTAATTTCTCTTGCAGTTCTTCTATTTTCTTATCAGCAATTCTTGCTCTTTCTACTGCACGTATCTTATCACTACGATATTCACTTAACGACTGTTCGTATAACCTTTCGTTAGTAATTAGATTATGTACATAGAATCCTACTTCCTGCCAACAATAATACATTTCGTTAATGGCTTTGTTTTCAGGTTTCGCTTTTCTTGATTTAACGATATACTCGCCAACTAAATTAAAATTAGCGTAGTATTCTCCTTCTTTAATATTGTTCAGTTTCTTGTTCATAATATTTCTGCATCAGTTACATCTAACATTGCAACTTCTTTTAATATTTTATTATTGTTCTTAAACTCTGTTGTTTTGTTGTGATATTGTATTTCCCAATTTGGTTCTACAATATATAAATTAAATCTATATATGCCTTTTGGTGTTGAATTTATGTACATAGGAATATCTAAATTGTCTTCACATTTTTCTATCATAGCATCATACTTTTTCTTTTCAATAAGTAAAGTGTCGTAATGTTTACCTCTACACTTTAATTCAATCCTATGATAAGTTTCAGGACTGTAACAATCCCAACGACTCATTTGACTTTTTGCCCAAACTAAATCAGGATAACAACAATCTATAAGATACTTAAAAAGTTGTTTTTCTTTCACAGATATTGATTATATACAGCTTGTAAATCTTTCCATACTACCTTACCAAAACTACAAGGTGTACATTCAACTTTGGTTTTAAATATTCTTTCGTAAATGTTTTTGTACGTTTCCTGCTCTTCAGGTGTCCACTTATTCTTTTTAGTATCTACTGCCATTTTAATTAAATCAAACTCTGATTCACTTAAACATTCAGGTTTCTTGTATCTAAACATTTCGTTTAATTTTACTTTTCGTTCATCACATCCACAATCTTCACCTGCTATAAACTTTACTGCTTTCTTTATTCCTGTAGCTTTTGTTATCTTCTCAACCGTATCTCCAAGTCCTTCACTCGCTTGTGTGTGTTTAGCTTTCCACTCTTTGTACTCTTTAGTGCGTTTGTCTCCTTTAAATTCTGTCATAATCTCCATTTTTATAATCCAAAAAATCTTCTTTGAATGTATCCTTAATTTCTTGTTTAGCGTGTTTTAAGGTATTAAATATACTTACCCAACTAATATTGGTTTCTGCTGCTATACCTCGTATGCTTAAATCAGTATCTCTGTAAAGAGAAAACAATTTCTTTTCGTACCATCTCCATCCATCAATGTGGTCATCTATCATTGTACAGATTTTATGAAATGCTACTTGTTCATCCATTTGCGAATCGTTCGGAATTTGGATGGTAAACTCTTCATCATCAAGAGAAACTTTACTAATCTTTCTTTTAGAGTTGTAATACTGATAGTAAAGAGAACGACAACAAAAGTATATATAACCCCTGCTAACGATACCATTTCTAATAACTTTGTTTTCATCTGCATACTTATAAATAGTTAAGTACATCTCCTGCACTATATCTTCTGCATAGTCGTACTCTCCAAAACTTTTTACAATGGCAATCCACTCTTTGTGCCTTTCAGCTACTTTTGCGAGCCATTCAGTTGGTTTATCCATATCACATTAATACTAATTATACCGAGCAAACATTGCAGGGTAACCTCATCTTCTTGTTCGTATTGTTCTTTGTGATATAAAAATCCAAACATTATTCCCTTAATAGGACTTATTATAATCTCTGCACTCTTAAATTGACCTATAATCAAAAAAGAAAATGCTACTACTAATAAAAGTCCTACTACTATCATACGTTTAATTTTTCTACTTTGTTTTCATTGTGTATTAAATCTCTTCCCATATATTCAAATCCTACATTATTAATTTTCATACGTAATTGTATTGGCATTTCCCACGTAGTCGGTCTTGAGCCACTTTCGTTTTCCTTTATTTTTAAAACGTGAATATGACTATACATCCAATCAGTAGGATGTTGTACATATCTATGAATACACCAAATATCATCAGCACGTGAACTTATTTTAGAACCACCTTCTGCATCACTCATAGCTAACGGTCTTGTTAATCCTTCGTATTCGTGTCCTGAATGATGTACTTGACGAAGTGCAGAGGTAACACCGTGTGCATTAACACATACCTGTACGTTGTTCTTTTTAGTAAATATCCTTAACTCTGTTAATACTTGATAATCGTATTCGTGTGCATTACCTACCATCTTTAAAATAGAAGCATCTTTAGCTAAAGAGTTATAAGGGTCTATAAGTAAACCATCGTAATCCCAAGCATCTTTAATTTGTTGTGCTTCTTTTAACAAACTCTTATAGGTGTACATATCTTCTACGTCTATTATCTTAAAGTGTTCGTTTGACCATTCTACTGCTTTACTAATTAACTCATCAGTTGCTTCCTGTATTGGTTTACCCATCCTAAATTCTATAATCTTCCTTAAAATAGATTCAGGACTGTTTTCACTTGACCAAACAACAAACTTTAAACCGTGTAACTTTGCCCATAATACGTAAAAGTAAATAAGGGTTGTAGTCTTACCTACGTTTGCGTGTCCTATAGCTATTAACAAATTCTTTTTAAATCTAATGTGTTCATCAATTTCAGGAACTCCAATCTTTAAACCTTCCTTTACTCTTCCGTACTTTATGTCTAATATCTTGTCTTGTAATTTCTTTGCTTGTGCTATCATACCATTCTATTATACTTTTGTTCCATTGCTATTGTTTGTCCTTCTTCTTTTTCTACGTAATATCCTACAATTGGATTTACTTTGTAGTTCCAAAAATCGTAAGGCATTTCTTCTCCATCTTTTAACTTTCTCATAAATATAAAAAAAAAGGGGAAATTAATCCCCTCTTAAATTAAAATGGTAAATCTGCTGTTTCTTCTCTTGCAGGGTTTTGGTCTGTGTTGTTAACGTTTCCTATTGTTGCTGCAATCTTCCAACCGTTTATACTTGTGTAGTATTTACCGTTGTACTCTTTGCCTCTTAAATTAATACTAACTGTAACAGGGTTTCCTACCTGAAAGTTGTTTATTGATTTTATAGACTCACCTAAAAAATCTATTGCTAAATCTTGTGGGTATTTCTCTGCAGTAGTTACAACGATAGTTCTCTTTGACCATTCGTTACCTGCTTTAGAAGTTCCTGACTCAACGTCTTGAATAAGTTTGATGTTTCCTGTAATTTCCATATTTCTACTTTTATTGATTGATTATTATATTTAGTTGTGTAATATACTTTTTTAATTCTACAGTTTTGCAAGTTCATCTTGTACTTTTTTAGATACTTTATACTTGCCTTTAATAGCTTCTACGCTACCTCCACCTTTTATAAATTCTATTGCTTTACTAAATTCAGGTGTGTTTTGGTTTAACCATTTCTTATCTTCAGTTACTCCACTCGCTACATTAGCATCATCATCTACAGCTTGTAAACCAAGAAGCGAAGCTAAAGTATATCTTCTATAATATGTAATAGCAGAACCTAACTTCTGTGGGTCATTTATTTCAGGTAGTTTTAAAGCCGATATAACGCCTCCTGTTCCATCAATACAAATAAGTTTACTATATACACAATCTTCCTCTATTGGTTGTAATAGAAGTAATTTGTGTTTCTTTAGTAAAGGATTAAGTTGGTTGATTAGTGAGTTAATGTCAAAATACTTTGACTTGTAAAAAGGATTACTTGCATCCTTACTAATTGTACCTATCTCTTGTTGAAGATTAAATAACTTCTGATTAATGTTTGTTTCTTTCATAACTTAAAATTAATTGTTCTTTGAGTTTTTCGTTTTCGTATTGCAGTTCTAAAGTCTTACCATAGAGTTCTGCTTTAGTGTATTGTTCCATAATTGTAAAGTTACAAAAAAAATATTAATAAAAACAAAAGAGGATGCAAAATTAATTACACCCTCTTTTTACAAAGAACAATATACAAGAATTATCAAGTAAGTTTTTTCAGTCTTTCACTATAATCAGCAATCATTTCTTCTAACTCAATATTTGTAAATTTACGTAGTTCCCTACTTTTTTCAAGTAGCTTTTTAGATAAGTTATTACCAAGATATAAACTATACTTATATTGTTCACCTGCTCTATATACATTACAAGCTACGCATTGAGGTTTAACATTTCTTTCATCCCAACGTATAGAGTAATGCTTTCTACTCATAAAATGCCCTGCTTGAATTTCTTTCCAAAAGAACGTCTTATTGCAAGTAACACAATTACAATATCCATTGTTGTCGGCATTGCTCAATCTTATATACTGACTAAATACTACATCAAGTTTCTTAACAAGTTTACTCCTTGTAGGTTTTTTAGCAGTTCTTGGCATAGTTTTTTTTTAAACATCCATATGGTTTAGAAGTAAATTACCATCGGATTCATTAAAACCTTTTATTAATTTATATAAATATTTACTATCTGATTTAACTTTATTTTTTTCTGTTTTACTAGAATCTATTCCAAGATTTTGATAACTAATAGCATCCATCTCTAAAATACTATCTGTTCTTTCTTTTACAGATAATTGAAAATCTTTAGCAATTTTTTCAGCTAATTTTCTTATAGTTAAATCTTCCATTTATTTATATATATATTAAAGTTAGTAATTACATTCCCACTAACCCACCAAAGTTACAATCTTTTTTTTTAAGATGTAAACTATTTTAAAGGTAAGTTTTTAACAAGTTATTTATGCTTGTTATTTCCAAATACTTTTTCTACGCCTCTTGAACCAAAATATCCACCAATCACTATTGATAATAATCCTGTTATACTATCTAATGGATAACCTAAATACCATCCCACTACGTAACTTATTGTAAGAAAAACTAATGTTAAAGGTCTAACATTACTTGCTAACCACGAACCACTACGTGAATCAGCCACCCATCTACGAGTAGTACCATCTATTTCTGCACGTTCAATATCAAGTTTTTTAAGTGCTACTTGCTTATCTTCATCAGACATTTCAGAACCACCAATAATAGCTTGAATTACATTACCTGCTAAAGTATCACCTGCTACAGCCTCTACTACATTAGGTATCTTATTAAGTAAGAACTGTCCTACTTGAGTATCTTTAAATTTCTTTTTTGGTTTAGACATAACGTACTTCCTACTGTATTAGTATGTCCAGACAGAGTTAGGTTTGGAGTCATCGGTATCACAATGGATAAAGGTTTTTGCAACTCCAAGTCTTTTAAACCCTGCTTTGATAAGGGCGTTAAGGATAATGTATCTTTCACTCCCACTTCCAACAGCAATATCTGCTGCGACTCCAATAAGGTGTGATGAGTTTGGTACTCCACCGACTTGCTCATTTCTTTCTTTTGTTCTATAACCACTTGTGATTTTAAATGGTATTCCTGCGAGTTCCCTAGCGTGGTCAAGTTTGTAAAGAAAGTTACTATCCATATTCTTACCTGAATCAGGAAGAGAAGGACAGTCAAAT